AGTTGGTTGAATTGTAAAATCTAATACAATGAACTCAGCAGTTCTTGTAGGTTGTATGAACAATTGTCCATAAAGGATATTTCTATCTACAATATCTGGAGTATTATTTGATTCATCCATAACAACTTTGAAAGCGTTCAAACCACTTTGAGCTTGTACTTGTTCTAAGTATGGATTTGCAATATTTAAAAATCTTTCTCTTGTTTGAGCAGTATTTTGTTCAAATACAAGGAATCTTGAAGAAGCTGCTATGAATTTCTTAACTTTAATCATTAACCTACGGACATTAACTCTATCTAAAGCTGATGATTTCTTTTGAAGTGTTTTCTGACCCCATACAACAACACCTTGTCCTGGGAATGTTGCGATTGGATTAACATTTGATTCGTATAAATCATCACGATTTTTATGTGTTAGTTTTCTTTCAGCTTGAATAACAGTATCTAAACCACCACGATTAAGACCTGCAGGAGCGAACCAAGGTGCGGCTACTTTATCATTGAAAGCATAGATACCAGGCATCACAACTGAAGGTGGTACCCATCTTTGAGCACCTGTTTGAGAATCACCTATTGAAACCCAAGGCCAATAAGTAGCAGCGTAATTAGAATCTCTATCAGATGCCTTACTGGTTACAGATGCTAAAGTAGTTGTACCGTGTTCTACTACGTCATAAATAAGGAAGCAATCACCTCTACTCTCACAGACATCTATAGCTTTTGTTACAATACCTGTGTGACCACCGCCAAGATTATCAATGATACCAGGAATCATAATCATATTTATATCATATTCATCAGCATTTGACAATACATTAAGTGCGTCTATATAAGCAGTTCCACCATCATCATTTGTTATAGCTTGTAGTGCATATCCCTGTGAATCATCAGAACTTATATTTTCAAAGAAACTGTATTTTGTTGATATACCAGCACTTGCTGTTACATTACCTAACGCATCAAATCCAGCTACACCATTTGAACCACCAGAAAAAGTACCATCATATGATCCACTACCAAGACCTGGTAGAGAACAAGATAAATGACTAAATCCTGTTGCATCATTATCTCTAATATTACCATTTTCATCAACATAATCTATAGTATCCTTTACATTTGATATATAAATATAGTTTGATTTATTTGAATAATTACCTGTATATTGTATATAAGGGTCACCAGTACCATCATCCTGTAATGTAGCATATGAATCACCGATCATTTTTGATATATAATTATTTGAATTTGGATCTAATGAAAGATTATTCCAAGTTTCAAGTACTTGTTTTCTTTTATGTATATCATCACCTCTTCTAATTTGAATACTAAAAGTTCCTTTAGCTGGATTAGAACTTACAACTTCCCACCTTAAATTATCCTTTGAACCACTTAATAATTTATTACCAGTTTGTCCTAGTGAACTTGAATTATTCATAGTAGCACCATCCGCGATAGTATTCAGTTGAAACGCATTTGTATTATGACCATAATTACTAGGAGCAGATCCTGTATGATAATTACCACTACCAGTTGGAACTGTAGCAGTAGCACCACCGAATGTACCATCAAGTATTCTGACTACTGTCAATCTACCTGAATGTTTTAAATAACTTTCAGCTGTCATAGATGTTAAATATTGAAAGTTATTACTTCCACTTTTAAATACATCACCAAATTTTGCTTGAAATTCACTATATGAATTTACAACTGTTGGAATCATTGCAGGTCCTTTTACAGTAGGTCCAACTACTGCTGCTCCAATTTCACCAATAGCTGATGGTAAAAATGAAGCATCTATTTCTTTTGTAAATACACCGGGGGATACAATTTTTTCGGCCATTTGGAGTCTCCTATAGGATTATAAATTTTAAAATTTAGATTGATTTCCGCGTAAGATATCAATCATATATAAATATATGAAAAAATATTGAAACAGTAAATTAAATTAAAAATTTACAAAGTTTTATCAGTTGTTGTTTCTTCAGCTGGTTTTGGAGTAAATACACCAGTATTTAAGTCTAAATTTCCATCACCATATTTTTTATTGATGGTATCAACAAAATCTCTTTCTTTAGTTTGATTTTCAACAAACTGAGCTCTAACATTATCTTCTGATGTATCTAAATCATCAAATTGTTGATTTAATCTAATACGATTAACACTTAATTGACCTAAAGCGTTTTGTATATTTACATAACCTTGTTGTAATGTATTAATTTGTTTCATTTCATCTTCTGTGAATTTTACTGCATCTGCCATTTGGATATAACCTCTTTTTAGTTGTTGTTGTTTTTCATATATAAATATATATTAATTATAAAAAACATTAAAATTATTTACTTACTTCCCTACCTGATGATCGGTGGCGTCACCTTCAATACCAAAAATAACTTTCATAGGTGAAAGTCTTTTTTGAACTTGACTCATCTTACCTGTAATAATTGAATTTGTTTCTTCTGGTAATAAATAAGCTTTTGTATTAACTGAAAATGTTGATTTAATAAATCTTTCTCCTTTTGAATCCATTTCAGAAGCATCACTTATTGAATCTAAATTAGATATAAATCTATATGTATCCCTATCACCCCAATATGTTTTATCATATTCCATAAAAGATTCTATCAATGGATTCATTTGTTCTATGAAATTTGTCCATAATACAAATTCATATGTAATATTTACAAAGTTTGGTATTGTTGTAACTAAATTTTCATATATAGGTAAATCATCATTTTGAACTGAAAATCTTGAATATCTATTATCCTTTGACCAACCAGTACTTCTAACTATTTCTGTATATTTTCTTCTGATATCATGTTCATATCCTGGAATCATATCACTTTTTTCAACAGTAGTTCTTTTTAACATAATCAATGGAAGAATAAGTGTATTATTTTTATCTCTCAATACACCTCTTTTTCTAACAGCTTTCCATCTCTCTTCATTCCCATACATTACAGTAACCTTAACTTGTTCATTTGCTTCTTGAACTGTGGGTTTAATTACATTTTTGATATATGACATTATTGAAGTATCTATATCTTTAAGAGTTATAGAATATTGTTTACTTAAATCTATACCTGGAATAACCGTTTGAGAATCATTTCCACCACCACGAGTGTTCATATTTCGTTGTGATGTATGTGTTTCTCTGTCTACGGTTGTTTTATCAACCAATTGTTTATCTGTGATTGGTTTAATTGCCATTTATTATTCTCCTATACACTAATAAATATCAAAATATAAAAGAATATCTTAAATAAATTATCCTGGAACGTAGCTACAGTCTGATAATTTGGAGTTGACCAACTGACTAACAGCCATCCCAAGTGTTAAATTCACCCCACCATACACCTTCTTGGTCACAGGGTCCATAATATTCACCAGCTGCTCCATCACACCAAACACAGGGCTGGTAGCCATTTGTGTTGTCACACAGGAAAGATGGGAGAGGGTGGCTAGCGCCACTGCCGTATTGATTGCAAAAACTGATGCAACCATTGGCCCCTTCACAGTACGAATTACCACCTTCACAACCCCAGGGTTCACATTGATCAGTCTGATCATTCCACCCGCATGTGCACTTGGTTGGGATAGGACAGTCACCACCTTCCCAACCAGTAGCACTGGGACATACATCATCACCAGTCCAACAGGGTACGTTTGCACCAGGACCATCACATACATCACATTCATCCCATATACCACTTAGACAATCACAATTACAACCATCTTCTTCAAAACAACCATCGCCCGCAGAAAAACACTCACAATTATTGCCATCATCATCACAACAATCATCAACATACCAACCATATTTGTAATGCCATGTTTCATCATCGGGGTCCAAACAAACGTCCACACAGATTGATAAGAATTGATGAGCGCTATCGGTATCTGGGTTTACTTCTGCAATTTCGACTCCGGTGAGAAATTGATCACCTTGATCATTAACATAGGGTGCTCCACATACTGGTTCCCCTGGTGGGAGAGTGCATCCCCAATAGTAATAATCGTTCCCGACTGCAGGGTCACATGCACAAGGACAGTCTACATTCTGGGCGTAGTCATCTTGAGCAGAGTTGATAAAATCATAGAAGGCCTGTACTGTGGAGCATGTTATGCCAGAACCACCACATACACCGCATTCATCATCTACACTACCCCAACAATCACACCAGTCAGGAATGGTCGAATCACCAGGAGTAAAACAACTACCATCATCAACATATTGTCCTGTTCCAGATGCACCTATGTAATTACAAGCAGTAGGATCAGTACAACCGTAGGTAACTTCACCTTCAAAGCTATCTGTATTGATAAAACAATTTTCAGGACATTCATCATAACAACTCAGTACCATCATCTGTTCATCCCACCAACCATCACCACCTGGATCACACCAACACTCAGTTGGTGTTTCATAGTCACATCCTGTATTACTACCACCCACACACCAACCAACACAAAAATTCTCTCCATAATCACCATTTACTCTATTGCGATAATTGTGACATTCATCTTGGTATCCATATCCTACACATTCCCCTCCCAAATCTTCACACAACAAAAAACTATCACAGTAGTAGGAAACAAAAGCATCCCAAGTATCAAATCCTTGCATCTGAGTATTTGCATCAAGGTCACTTGCTAACAGTTTAGGGTCACCATGATTACATACTTGACCTGTAGGTGGGTCATAACCGTTGCCACCACTTCCACCATCAGGACAGAAGCAACATTCACAACCTTGGCACGCGTCAAATCCATTAACCATACACGTCTCACAACAGTTGCAACAATCAGGTGTCATCAATCCATCAATAGGTTTTTTGGATGGTATACCTGAAATTTCTGAAGGAATTACAATACAATTACTTCCCTTTTCAGTATGTGAGTCTATCTGCTCCCATACATCACATTGTACTTGTGGGTTTTTTCTTGAAGTTGATTTTGGAGCTTTAATTCCTTTAGTTCTACCTGAAGGTTTTGGTCGTGTTGATTTGCCTGTAGATAGTGGTCCACCTTTTTGGAAACGGGGTATTCCGCCTTCTTGTAGTTGTCCGCCAATAAAAATACT